ATGCAAAACTTATCGGCTCTCCTCCAGGTTATGTTGGGCACACAGAGAAGAGTCTTCTGGCTGAGAAAGCGGATCAATCTAATCGCTGGGTCTTTTTGTTCGATGAGGTAGAGAAGGCTCACCATAAGCTGTACGATTTCTTGCTATCTCTTCTTGATGATGGGACTTGCACAGATAATCTAGGAACTGTACTAGACTTTAGTGAGTCCATCTTTATCTTTACATCTAACCAAGGAGTTGGGGATATCAAGAGAGAGGCTGTAGGGTTTAATCGAAAGGATGACGAGGTTACTCAAGAGGTATCCTCTGAAGTTATTCGTGGATCTATTAAGAGCCACTTCAGTCCCGAATTCTTAAACAGATTAGACGAACTGGTATTATTCAATACTCTGACTAGATCAGAGGTGCGTCAAATTACTGAGTTGCAATTAGAGAACTTACCTATTGTTCCCACAAAAGCATTGCTAGATTATATTGTTGATGGAGGCTATTCATTAGAGTACGGAGCGCGAAATATTGAAAGATTTATCAAGAACAATGTTTCCGTTCCCATTGCAGATGCCATCCTGAATAAGCTAGTTCCCAAGAAGGACGGCGCGTACTATAAGCCTAGGATAACTAAGGGTGAGGTAAAGATCGTAGATGTTGAAAAATTTCAGACATCTTCACTCTAAATCCTGCTGACCTGAGTATAATAGAACCTAGGGCCAAGAGCCTACAGGAGAAACTTATGTACGAATTTGACATGATTAAGAACATCAGAGAGTTGTTTAAAGATACTATCTTTGCTCATCCTGATGACATTAAAAAAGCCATTAAGGCTACCACACCGAAGAAGGGGAAAAAGAAATGAATGAACTTAATGAAAAGTATCTAGCTAGAATGCTAGAGGGGGCCGAGCAAGGTCTGGACCAAGTGGATACTGCGGTTGAACAAATTAATGGTCAACTGGAAGCCATGATGGAGCAGAGGGAAGAGATGGTTACTGCCGTTGCTGAACTCAAAGAGCTTTTGGGGCTAGAGGATGAAGTTACGGAAGACGCTGAAAAAGCTGCGGAAGAGGCTTAGAAGCGGAGAGTAGCGCAGCTTGGTAGCGCACCTGCTTTGGGAGCAGGGGGTCGTAGGTTCAAATCCTATCTCTCCGACCATTCCCAGATAGCTCAGTTGGTAGAGCGTTCGGCTGTTAACCGAATGGTCCGAGGTTCGAGTCCTCGTCTGGGAGCCATGGGACGGTAGCCCAATAGGCAGAGGCAATAGACTTAAAATCTATCAAGTGTGGGTTCGAGTCCCACTCGTCCTACCAAGCACTCGTAGCTCAGTTGGATAGAGCATCGGATTTCTAATCCGAGGGTCACAGGTTCAAGTCCTGTCGAGTGTGCCACTATAATACATTGTGAAACCCTACAACATGAGGAAGAGTTTGTTTCCCTCAGACTTAGTACCCGTTCTAAACATAACGCTATGTTTGTAGGGTTTCACACTTTTTTAAATAAATTATGTACGAATATAAAATAAAATCAGTAGACCACTTAGTCGATGGTGATACGTTCGACTGCACCGTAGACCTGGGATTTAATATCTCACACAAGATCCGAGTCAGGATGTATGGAATTAATACACCAGAGAGCAGGACTAGGGATTTGGAAGAAAAGGCCAGAGGATTGGCAAGTAAGGAACGCCTTCACACTCTCCTCTCTAGTGGATTTCTAGATGATAATGGCCTTGTCCTTGTCACAAATAAGAAAGGCAAGTATGGTAGGTATCTCGGTACGGTTTATCGTCAACGTAAGAGCGGTGAAGAGCAACTTAATATTAATCAACAACTAATCGAAGAAGGCTTTGCAGTAGAATACTATGGCGGCAAAAGATAAACTAGATCAAACTTACATGAGGATGGCAGAAGAACTTGCCAATTTATCATATGCACAAAGAAAAAAGGTTGGCTGTCTCGTTGTTAAAGACACACAAATCATCTCTGAAGGATACAACGGTACACCGAAAGGGTTCGATAACTCCTGCGAGTATGTTAACTATGTGGATGAAATGTACACAAAGGAAGAGGTTCTTCACGCAGAGTCTAATGCGATTACAAAGCTCGCTCGTAGCACGAATAGCTCTGCTGGGGCTACTCTTTACTGCACTCTGGCTCCTTGTTTCCAATGCGCTAAACTAATTATTCAATCTGGGATTGAGCGAGTAGTTTACAAAGATATGTACGCAAAAAATGGTTTAGCCCTACTAGATAAAGCTGGGGTAAATGTTACTCAATTGAAGGAGAATTTATTATGAAAAAATATTTAACAGAGAAGAACCTTATGTGGGCTGTTATCGCAGTCCTCGCAGCGTTGGTTTTATCCTCATGTGGTGTGGGTGGTATGAGCGGCTGCTGTGACGATGAAGCACGTTTCGAGAAAGGCATGAAAGCTAGAATGGAAATGGCTAAGAAAGGTATGCGTGGACGTATGCAAGGTCAGAGAAGAGGTTCAAAAGGTGATACAGGCAAAGGAGCTTGGGTTACCAGAGAAGCATTAGTAGACGGCGAAAAGAAAGGTCGCAGACGCGGCCCTAAAGACGCTGAGTAAATGTTTTACGATACATCCCGCTTTCCCTTTGTGGAAAAGCTCGAAAGTTCTTGGGCATCGGTCCTGACCGAGTATATTCAATTAAAGACAGGAACGATACCCTACTTTGAGCGTGATCTCTACAAGGGAGAGTGGGATGTTTTTCCATTAATGGCTTTTGGAGAGGTAGACGAAGACAGATGTAAGCTCTGTCCGAAAACATGGGAGTTGGTTAAAGATATTCCTGGGCTCACAACCGCATCTTTCTCTATTTTAGGGGGATACACAGACATCCATCCACACACAGGCTTTACAAATAAAGTATTAAGATGCCACTTAGCTCTTAAAGTTCCTCACGGGTGCGCTATAATAGTGGGAGATCAAGCTAGACGCTGGGAAGAAGGAAAGTGCCTAATCTTCGATGATACGGTAGAGCATTCAGCCTATAATAAGAATGATGAAGATCGTGTGGTGCTTCTATTAGACTTCGACAAACCATGAAAGAACTCAAACTCCATTTGGAAGAACAGATAACGAAGTGGACGCATATCTTAAACTCACATTATGAAACGGACTCTGGAGAATCCTTAGAGGAGTATGCCAAGGGACGATTAACAGCTTACATAGAACTACTATCCAAAATTAAGAAAGATGAATCAGACAGAAAAAAAGAAGAAGCGCGACGAATTGCAAGTGAAGTACGAACGAATGATGGAGGCGCACACTAAAAAGAGCCATGTTGGAAGTGAAGGAGCCCACATGGATTCTGCAAATGCGTTGAAAGCCATCTACAATGAGATTTATGAACTTTCATTGGAGATTGGTGATCCTGTTCCGCTCTGGTTTTAATGAAAATAGCTAAGAACATTTTTCTACTGCCTTCTGTAGTCTCTGAGCAGGACTGCGATACTCTCGTAGATTCTATTGAAGACAGGTGGTGGGACTTGGGACCAGAGCCTGTTGATGGTCTACCCTTATGGCAAACCAAAGCTATGGGTAGGCATCAATGCCCTGAAGTGTTGTACCAGTTTTCTAGAATGCTGGCTATAACTTATCTGATTGATAAGATTCATGAGCTAACAGGGTTCAGTAAAGCAAAACTACTGTCTAGTGAGTTTTGGCCTTTCATGAGGAAGTACCAGACTGGCAACAAGGGAAGAGATTCTTTTAAACTACATCCCGATCCCACTTACTTTACCGCTATCATACTACTCACAGATCCGTCCGAGTTTGAAGGTGGAGACTTTATAATTAAGAAGAGTTTATTTCAGGCAGCAGAGCCTGTGAAGATGAAGAAGGGAGATTGTGTTATCTTTAAGGGTAGCAAGAAGCATGGAGTGGAGAAGGTGACCAAAGGTGTTCGTCACTCACTTAATATGTTCTTCTGGGACAGCGATGACGAGATTAAAGTTTACTTACAGGACTAATCATGGCTATAAATACTTTCATACACCATTGTGCTAAGGGAATGCTCGATACTAAAGAGCTTCCTTTGGACTTAAGAAACTACTTAGATGATGTAGAGATCTATGCCAATCTTATGGGTGGGTCCATAGCCTCTCGTCAGGTAGTGGCTGTAGCCTTAGCCACTTATAGGCGCATCCGCAAGATAGAGAAGAACTTAGAAATAGTTGATTGGAACAACTTAATTAAAGATGAAGAATAAATTTAGTGAATTAGCAAACGGAGTATCTAATGTTGTCGCAGCAAAGCAAGCGGCATACGGAGATTCTTTTGGAAAGAGTGGAGAGTGTCTTAGGCAAATGTATCCTGACGGAATCCACCCAGACCAGTACGATGATCTCCTTACTGTGACGAGGATTCTGGATAAGCTATTTAGGATTGCTAACAACCCTACTGCATTCGATGAGAATCCCTATCAGGATATCGTAGGTTATGGATTACTAGGAATGAAGAGACACTCTAGCAGTTCCACTTCTTCAGAGAAAGGCTGAGACGATCCTTGCCTGTGTTGTTACTGGCTTTCTGTCTCTTTCTCATGCCACTCATGCGAGCGCAGAAAGACTTCCTTCTGTTGGCTGCCTTGCTCCCCTTCTTTAACTTGGAGGGCTTAGTGGTAACAGCAGTCTTTAATTTAGATCCAGGATTTGCAGCACGGTAGGAGGCTACACCTTTTTTGTTAAGTCCACCTTCAGGGTTCTTTCCTTCACTTCTTTGCCAAGCAGCAGACTTGGCTTCGCTCATTTTTACGCAAGACCCTTTAGCATAAGGAGTGCTACCTTTCTTCGCCTTATAACCAGACCAGCAACGACCCTTCTTCTCTGCAATTAATCTACCAAAGGTGTGATAAACGCTCTCGTTCTTCTTTTTACCTCCAGGCTTAACCTTCCCACTACACACAGCACTCGCGTACATATTCGCATAAGCTGAGGGATACACATCAAACTTTCTCTTAGCAGCAGCCTTACCTTTAGGACATAATTTACCTTCGTTCATATCAGTCTTCACATTTGTAGGTTTAGGCCCAGTATTACCAGCGGCCCTCTTTCTTCTTACAGCAGACTTCCTAGCCTTCTTGCTCATACTGGAAGCCTTAGCAGAGGGCACACACTTAGGATACCCACTTCTCTTCTCACCCTCAGACCGTCCACATGGTTTAAATCCACCACCCTTCTTGGGGGCTCCAATGTCAACCCACTTCTCTTTGACCCACTTGCGTAGATCTTCACGAAGTTTTTCTCTGGACGAGACCATCTTCTCAAGAGTTTTTGCTTGCGCTCCATGCATTTTGGATGAGCCTTTTAACTGTTTCGCTATTTTTTGTAGTTTTCTCTTTGACATCGGG